CATCTACTAGAGAAACACTTAAACAATATGCTTTAAGAGCATTAGGTAAACCAGTAATAGAGATAAACGTTGATGATGACCAGTTAGAAGATAGACTGGACGAAGCATTACAATTCTATTCTCAATATCATTATGATGGTATTAGAAGAACATATCTAAAATATAAACTTACATCAGCTGATAAAGAAAGATTAAAAGCTTCTACACCTACTACTGAAACTGCTACTAAAAATTCTGTAAGTACTACTTGGTATGAAGCGAACAATTTTTTGGTTGTTCCTGAAACTGTAATTGCGGTTACAAATATATTTCCTTTTTCAGACAAATCAAGTATGAATATGTTTGATGTAAGATACCAGTTAAGACTAAATGATCTATACGATTTTGCCTCAACATCAATTATTAACTATGATATGGTGTTAAGACATTTAGATTTCTTAGATCAAATTTTAGTAGGTATGAAACCTATAAGATTTCAACAACACGATAATCGTTTATATGTTGATATGGATTGGGTGAATGATTTAGAAGTTGATGAATATTTAATTATAGATTGTTATAGAAAATTAGATCCTACAACTTATACGGATGTCTTTAATGATCAATGGTTAAAAAGATATACAACAGCATTATTTAAAAAACAATGGGGTGCTAATTTAAGTAAATTTGATGGAGTGATAATGCTAGGTGGCGTTAAATTAAATGGCGAAAAGATTTTTACAGACGCACAAACAGATATTGAAAAATTAGAAAAAGAAATAAGAGATAGTTTTGAAATAGCCCCAGCATTTATGGTAGGTTAAAATATGCCAGTAAATCATTATTTTCAAGGCGGCCACGGAATTGGCAATCAGGCTGAGAAAACACTTTATGAGGATTTAATTGTAGAAGGCCTAAAAATCTATGGCCACGATGTCTATTATTTACCACGAACATTAGTCAATAGAGATTTAATACTAGGAGAAGATACTTCAAGTAAGTTTGATGATAGTTATATGATTGAAATGTATTTTGAAACAACCGAGGGATTTGCAGGTCAAAGAGAATTAATCAATAAGTTTGGATTAGAAATTAGAGAAGATACAACATTTGTTATTGCAAAAAGAAGTTGGCAAAATCAAGTAGATAATCCAGCTACTCAAATTGTAGAAGGACGACCTAATGAAGGGGATATTATATATTTCCCATTAATGAATAGTTTTTTTGAAATACAATTTGTTGAAGATCAAGAACCTTTATTTCAATTAGGCGCATTACCGGTTTACAAATTAAGAGTTACACGTTGGGAATACAGTTCAGAAGAATTAAATACAGGTATATCTGAAATAGATGATAAAGAAACACAATATTCATTAAACTTATTATTAAATAGATTTACACTTGAAGATCAAAGTGGATCTTTACAATTAGAACAAGATCAATCGTCAGGTCAAGCAAACTTTTTATTAAATGAAGAATCTACAACAACAACTGTGGCAACACAATCTACTTATTCAGAAAATTTAGATTTGGATACAGAAGCTGGTTTTGACACACAATCTGTAGCTGATGATATATTAGACTTTACAGAAAGAAACCCATTTGGAGAAATTGATTAATGTTTGGTAATTTTTTCTATAATGAAGGAATGAGAAAGATCATAATTGCGTTTGGTCAATTGTTTAATAATATAGTTATACAATCAACTTCAAGCACAGGTGCCGTAACTAAAAGATTAAAAGTGCCTTTAGCTTATGCACCAAAAGAAAAGTTTTTAGTAAGATTAGATCAGAAACCGGATTTAGATGATCGTAGTTTTGCAATTACATTACCAAGATTGGGGTTTGAAATATCAGGTCTTGCTTATGACCCTACAAGAAAATTAACAAGAGTTCAAAAATTTAAAAGAGTAAAAGCAGGCGAATCAGGTGAGGTTCATAATTTTAATTATGTACCAGTGCCATATAATATAAGTTTAAATCTTTATGCCTTTACGGCAACAGCAGAAAACGGCTTACAAATTGTAGAACAGATATTACCTTTCTTTCAACCTGATTATACTATTACTGTAAATGTTTTACCTGAATTAAATATTAAAAGAGATATACCTATTATATTGAACAGTGTTTCATATGAAGATAGTTATTCAGGAGATTTTACTACTCGTAGGGCCGTTATATATACCTTAAACTTTACTGCTAAAACATATTTGTTTGGGCCAATGTCCAATCAAGGTGTTATCAAAACAGTACAGTCAGACATTTACACAGATACGAATAAAACTACGGCAAAAAGAGAAGAAAGAATTGTGGTCGTACCAGACCCAACAACGGCGGATGCAGATGATGACTTTGGATTTACAACAACAATTACTTCTTACACTGATAGTAAGAAATATAACCCTACGACTGATACTGATGTTTAATTATGACAAAAATAGAAGATAAAGTAAACGAGATATTAGGCATATCTCCTGAAAATAAACCTACACTAGAGTCTTTAGTAAAGATTGATAATCCTTCCGTACCTCGTGTAGAAGATAAAACTAAAACTGATATTGAGAATGATTATAAATTTAGTAGAGATAATTATTATGATTTAATACAAAAGGGCCAAGAAGCAATAGAAGGCATATTAGAAATTGCAAAAGAAGGACAACACCCACGAGCTTACGAAGTTGCAGGCCAATTAATTACTAACGTTGCACAAACGGTTGATAAGTTACAAGATCTACAAAAGAAATTAAAAGAATTAAAAACAGCCACTAAAGGTGCGGATACTAAAATACAAAATGCTTTATTTGTAGGTTCTACTGCTGAATTACAAAAAATGTTAAGAACAAAAGAAAGTGAAAATGATAATAACAAATGAATATCATATTGATAGGGTTGAATTTCCTGCTGTTTGTGTTGATAATTTTTTTGCAAATCCAAATTTAATAAGAGATTACGCTTTAAGTTTAAAATATTATCCTACACCTAAAGGAATGTGGCCAGGTAGTAGATCCATTTTATTAGGTAAACTTAATCCTAAATTAGAAAATTTAATCTTTTCAAAAGTATTAAGTTCGTATTTTAATTTAGAATATGAAAAAATAGAATGGCAAGAAAGTGAAATAACCTTTACAAAAATAGAACATTTACACAAAGATAAAAATAGTGTTTTAAATCAAGGATGGATTCACACTGATGAGTATATGGATTTTGCAGGATTGATTTATTTAACACCAAATGCTTATTTGGATTCAGGAACTTCTTTATATAATTTAAAAGAAGAATATTCCGAAATCCACGATGATTCAGGAAAACAAGCTGCTAAAGAATTTTTTTATATGGGAAATGAAATTGATGAAAAAATATATGAAAGAGAATTGAACAAATATAATGGTAGGTTTTATGAAAAAACAAGATTTTACAATATATACAATAGAATGATATGTTATGATGCTCACGAATATCACAGACCTAATAATATGTATGCAGCTGAAGGAACTGAAAGATTAACTTGTGTTTTCTTTTTAAAAAAAGTAAAAGTTACTAAAAGTCCTAAATTCAGAATAAGAGATAATATAGATATGTTTTGGGACGAAAAAATTGAAGATGCTATTAAAAAAAATGAAAATACTAAAATCTAAAAAAAATTATATTAATAAACAAATATTTCAGATAAACGATTTATCTTATGTAACTAGAATGACACCTTTAAAGGAGTTATTAGATGGTGAAGATATGATAGAACCTATTAAAGTTTTAAAACACGAAATTTCAAAAAATAAAAGAATAGGTGCTAATGGTGTTAATTTTGAAGAAAAAAAATATAGTGTTTGGGAAGGCAATCAAAGAATACAAGCAGCTTTACAATTAGGTTATACTCATATAGAAGGAATTATTGTAAATGAATAATTTTGTTTTAAATATACCTAATTTTTTAAGTAATGAGGATTGTAATAATATTATAAAAAAATATGAATCTTTATTAATTAAAGATGAAAAATATGAATATTCAGGTTACTATTATTATGATTTTAAAGAAGCTATTTTTGTTGAAAAATTTAATAATGCTATAGAACAATATAAAAATACATTTAAAGAAATTGCACATACTGGTTCTTTTTGGAGTTTAACCAGTTTGAGATTAAAAAAATTTGAACCTACAAAATTCTTTAGTCAATGGCACTCCGAACATTGTATAAGCAACCCTCATAGAATTTTAAATGTACAAATTTATTTAACTGAACATAATTGTGGAACTGAATTTTTTAATGGAAATATTATAAAATCAGAAATAGGAAAATTAACATTTTTTCCTGCTTATTTTACACATACACATAGAGGGCAAGTTTGTCCTGAAGATAAAGTTAGATATATAATTACAGGTTATATTTCTTTTACAAAAAAAGGAAATTCGGAACAATGAACGAAGTTTATCTAGGTAATCCAAATTTAAAAAAGGCCAATGTTGCTGTAGAGTTTACACAAGAACAAATAAAAGAATTTGATAAGTGTTCAAAAGACCCTTTATACTTTATACAGAATTACGTAAAGATTGTTTCGTTAGATGAAGGACTTGTACCTTTTAGTATGTACGATTTTCAAAAAGAAATGGTTGGAACAATGCACAACAACCGTTTTACTATATGCAAATTGC